AAGGGGTGGTTCGTGTTGAAGATTCACCAGAGCCTCGGTAGCTACCCCGGCGTTGCAGACTTATATGCACTGAAGAACGGGGTGAGTGTCTGGATCGAAGTCAAGACGCCTACAGGCAGGCTGTCGAAGGTGCAAGAGCAGTTCGGCGAGGCGGTTACGAATCATGGCGGGAAGTATCTGGTAGCGCGGAATTTGGATGACGTGATCCGGGAGGTGAGATGAGTGAGTGACACTCTGAAAGCTGAAAAAGCTATAAAACTAATAATTCATGAGTATAACAGGGCTCTAACTTTGCATGGCCCATTCAACAGCGCACACGAGGGTTATGCAATTATTTTGGAGGAACTGGACGAGTTATGGAACGAGGTAAAGAAAAAAGCAGTTGATCGTTCAGTCGATAAGATGATCGAAGAAGCCGTTGAGGTAGGCGCAACGGCTCTGCGGTTCTTGGTTGACGTGTGCATGAAGGAGGTTAAGACTGAATGACTAATGGAACAGAGCAGGGACGCCGGTGCGCGGGCGCATACAAAACCCAAGCATCATGGCATACGCGAGGGGGTAATGTGAGATGGGCGCTACGGCAACCGAGAGCGTAGAAGGTCGTGTCGTTATAGTGATCCCCGGCAGGCCGATGCCGAAACAGCGTCCCCGTGTGGCGATGCGGGGACGGAAGCTTTACGTCTACACGCCGGAGGAAACTGTTGAGTACGAACAGCGGGTGGCGCTGTTTGCGCGATCGGCCATGCGCGGTCGCGAACCGTTCTCCGGGTTAGTGACCGTGAGTATCAGGCTGTATTTAAGCGAAGCCGCGCCCGTTCACAGCCGGCGTAAGACGACGCCGGACGTGGACAACGTTGCAAAGGCCATTTTAGACGCACTGGGCGGTATTGTTTACACCGATGACCGGTGGGTGGAATTAGGGGGTGTACAGCGGGTTTGGAACAGTGATGAGGAGCGGGCGGAAGTGATTGTGAAACCAAAGTATTGACATTTTATTGGATAGCGTGTTATGATGCTCAAAACCGAATGCTCGAACTGCGGGAAATCCGCGTCCCTCCGGTCGCGTCCATAAGTCGGCCCAGTGGGGATAGCGGATTTTCGCTTTTTCAAGGGGAGGCTTCCCCGACGACAAGGGGACTGGTTGGTGATAGGCGGTGGAGAAAAAGTGGAAGCCTCCGGGTAAGAAGAAAACGCAAAAGACAGGCGAACTGACCGAGCGTCAGAAACGCTTCGTCCGGGAATACCTGGTCTGCTTGAACGCTACGGAGGCGGCGCGGCGGGCTGGGTATAGTAAACGGAACGCACAGGATGCAGGAAATAGCAATCTAAACAGACCGCACGTTAAGGCTGCAATACAAAAGGCGATGGATGAGCGGGCGAAGCGGCTTGAGGTGAAAGCCGACCGAGTATTGCAGGAGCTTGCCAAGATCGCATTCGCCGATATCAAGGACTTCGTGTATTTCGGGCGTGATGGGGTTCTGTTAAAAGAAGACAGTGAAGTTGACGGGACGGTGCTGGCGGAAATCACGGAGACTGTCAGCCGCGCCGGTCTCAGGACGCACGTTAAGTTGCATGACAAGCTGAAGGCATTAGACTTGTTGGGCAGACACCTGAAGTTGTTTACCGAGCGGCATGAGGTTACCGGAAAAGACGGCGGCCCAATCGAAAGTGTGGTGACACACAAGTATGCAGGGCTTAGCGACGATGAGCTTGAAAAACTTATCGCCGAGAAAGCTGCAAAGCTTGCCGAGAGCGGCGAAGCTGGAACTCCTAAGCCTTCTCGATGAAATACTGGTTCGTCACGACATCATTGAGTGGATTCTGCAAAACAGGTTTAAAAACGAGAAGGGCGAACCACTGGAGTTCGAGCAACACGCTTTTTTGGTGCAGCCGTACCGGGATTTCTCGCCGAAGCTGGTTTGCATGAAGTGTGCACAGATCGGTTTTTCGACGATGGCTGTTCTGAAAGAGTTTTATCTCGCCTGGTACCGGAAGTTTAACTGTATCCATACGTTGCCCACGGACGAGGACGTGCGGCTATTTGCGAGTTCGAAGATCAACCCGATGATCAACAACAACCCGGCTCTCCGGGCCTTAGTTCGGGAAGTCGACACGATTTACAACAAGCAAGTCGGGGACGCCTTTATTTTTTGGCAGGGGACCAAGGGACAGTCCAAAGGTATTATGATCAGCTCTGATGTGAATGTTCATGACGAACGCGACCGGAGTGACCAGGCCAAGCTTGAGACTTACCGCAGCAGGTTAGAACACTCGTCATACAAAGGGGAGTGGAGCTTCAGTAACCCCTCCCGGCCGAACGTCGGGGTTGATATATATTGGCAGCGGTCGGACAAGAAGCAGTGGCACATCAGGTGTTCGCGGTGCGGCGAACGACAGCCGCTCGACTATTTTGCAAACATATGTGAGGAGCGCCGGCAGTATGTCTGTCGGAAGTGCCATGAGATATTGCGGCATGAAGACAGGTTGACTGGCGAATGGGTGGCGGAGTTTCAAGGGCGGTATTGGAGCGGGTATCACATCAACCAACTGATGGCTCCGTGGATCACCGCGGCGGAGTTGGTAGAGGCGAGGGAAAGCGAGACCCAGGAGTTTTTCTACAACTTCAGGCTGGGCCTGCCGGTTATCGGCAGTGTAAACCAGGTCAGCCGGTCGATTATTCTCCAGTGCTGCACGGACAAAGCGCCGGAGGGCCGGTGGAAGCTTCTCGGAGTGGATGTCGGCAAGGTCCTGCACTGCGTCCAGGGGACGGAGAACGGAATCACCCGGGTATTCACGCTGCCAGACTGGGACAGCTTGCACGCCTACTTTGTCGCACAGGGGATCAACCTGGCGGTGGTCGACAACGCTCCAGACACCGAGGAAGCCACCAGGTTCTGCAGGCACTTCCGGGGCCGGGCCTACCGGTGCATTTATGACTACGACGACGAGCGAGAAGAGATGATCGAGTGGTCCGACATCGGGCAGACCAAGAAGGTCCGCCAGGAGAAGGAAGGGGTCGTCTGGGCGCACCGGACGCGAGTGATAGACCATACTATCGAGGTTTACAACAAGGGCGAGATTTATGTTTACATCAAGCCGAACGAGCCGCAGTTGGTCGGCCAGGGGAAAGCCGGGGTCACCGAGGAGTGTCTTTGCGGCCACTGGGAAACGCTGTACGTTGCCGGCGCAGACGGGCAAAAGACCAATATTGTCAAAGTGGACAAGTTCGGTAACGTGATCAGGACTTGGGAGAACTCCGGCCCTGATCATTTTGCGCACGCGAACGTCTATTACGAGATCGCGCGCCAGCGCAAGGCTCCCACGACGCGGCTGCACGAACACAGACCGAAAAAGCCGCGGGTGGTTAGGCCGGTGATAAGCGATATTACCGGGTATTGAGGAGGTTCGTAGAGTTATGCGGCGGTGTTCTACTTGTGCAAGACGTAAAGTCCGGCGCAAAGATGGCAGGGCTTACGACTATTGTCCGGCTTTAACCGCGATGATAGGCAAAACACGGGACTGTTTCGCCTGGACGGACGACCTCCTTTGGGAGCGGAAGTACCGGAAAGCGAAAAGAGCTTATGCGGAGAGGTAAAAAAGAATGCCGAATTCAAGGGAAGTCGCAAGCGAAATTCAGCAGCAGTTTTTTTATGCCGATGCATGGCGCCAGCAGTATGACGAGCGGGCGCTTAAATACTGGAAATTGTTTAACGGCTACCGGGAGCCGTTGCTGAGAGAGCTTGCCGGGCGGTCGAATCTGCATATACCCAAGACGTATGAGATTGTGGATTCACTGCGCGCCCGGTACCTAAAAGCGCTGTTTGGAAGCGGCCGGATAATAGAGTACATGCCGAACCCGTTATTGTATTTTCAGGAGGGCATGAGCCCGGACGAGTATCTGCGGATGCTGGAGACGGCGGAGGACAGCGCGAAATACGCTACATACCTTGTGGACCGGCAATTAAGGAGCAGCCGGGTATACAGGCAATTTTACGATTGGATCACAGCCTTTCTGGTAATGCCCTGCGGCGTGCTCAGCGTTGGCTGGAAATACGAGGTCAAGAAGACTAAGCGGTACGGCATGGTATGGGACAAGCGCTATGGAACGCTGGTTCCCGGCATCGTCGAGGAAGATGTTGTGACGTATGACGACAATGAGGTGAAGTATATTGACTACTTCGACTTCTGGCCGGATCCCCGGGGAACCGACATAGACAGTTGCCGTTTTGTCTTTGTGCGCGAATACCTGACGAAGCGGCAGCTTGAGGAGAAAATGAACCTGCTTGCAGAAGTTGGCGCGGGTACTGTGTGGGGCCCGGGGGCGGGATCCTGGGACTGGGACTCCTTGGCGGCGGCGGGCTCGACGTTCCTGGATCAGCGGATGGACAAGGCGGGTCAGGTGGGTCTGACCGCAGAGACAAGCCAGGGATACTGGCAGGACATCAAGAAGGGTTATCTCTTTGAGGTTCTGCACCGCTACAGCGATGACGAGCACTCTATATGGGTAAACCGCCACGAGTGTGTATACCACGGCGAAAACATTTACTGGCACGGGAAAAAGCCGCTTGTGGTGACAAGCTATGATCCGAAGCCGGCAGAGTTTTACGGTTTTTCGGTGGTGGAACTGTTGGAGCACTTGCAGGCAGAATTGAATACTAACCGCAACCAGCGGATTGATAACGTCAGTTTTGTGTTGAACCGGATGTGGAAAGTCCGCCGTAGCGCGGACGTGGACGAGAGTCAGCTCATATCGAGACCGCATGGAATTATTTATGTCGATACGATGGACGATGTAGGGGAATTCACTATGCAGGACATCACACAATCCACATACCGTGATGAAGCTATCACCAAGGGGGATATGGATAACACTGTCGGCGCGCCGGCAATCGTGCGAGGCGTTGAGCCGCCGGGCAGGGAGACTGCTACGGAGACTGTTACCAAGGCCGGTGCGGCGGACATCAAGTTCCAAACACGCATCATGCTTTTCGAAGAGTACATTGATCGATTAGCGGAAATGCTGGACATGAACAATCAGCAGTTTATTGTCAACCCGCGCATTTTCCGGGTTGAGGAAGAATGGAAGATAGTTACGCCCGAAGAGTTGCGCGGGCATCGGACGTATCGTCGCAAGTCCATCGGGCTTGATTTCATGCACAACCAGGAAGTGCGCCGCCGCCAGCTTCTGGAGCTGCAGAACCTGCTGCAAAACAGCCCGCACATCGATCAGTACGAATTGCTGAAGCTGGTGCTTGAGGCTTACGGAATTCGCGGCACCGAGAGGATATTATTGCCCAAGGAAGAGGCAACAACTGTTCCCGCCCCTTCCGGTTCGCCAGCTGGTACACGGCTCGCTTCGGGTTCAGCTGCGCTGGACTCGGTGCAGCAGTTGCTGGACGCTGTTAAAGTGCAGGGGGTCGAGGTTTGATGCCGTTCAAATCGAAAGCCCAGCTCAGAAAGTTTGCCGCGATGGCCGCCCGTGGGGAGATCGGCAGGCGCAAGTTTCGGGAATGGCTGAACGAAACTCCGAACATTGGGAAACTCCCCGAAAGGGTGGGGTCGAAGCTGACGGCGGCGGCGACAAGGGCTCACAGGAGGAAAGCAAAGCGGTGATCACCGAGAATCAATACCACGACCTGCAGGCCCTGCTGGCGAGCGGCGGGTGGGCAATTCTGCGGGATTATATAAACCGCCGGCTGGCTAGGGTTCAGATGGATTTAGAGCGCAAGCCCTTTGACGACCTGGCGGAAGTCGGGTTTTTACAGGGGCAGATACAGGCTCTCCGGAGCGTGCTGGAATTTCCAGGTACGCGCATCCGAGAGTTTGACCAAAAATGTAAAGAAAGGTGAGATTTATGCCTGAAAAAGACGACAGGAACCTTGCGGAATCCATTTTCGGCGAGGCTGCAGGTGCAGGAACCGCGACCGAAGGAACGCAGAAGGCTGTCGAGGGAACGACCCAAACCGAAGGACAGACTCAGGAAGCGACCCAGTTACAGACTCAGACTCAGGAA